GTATCGACAAACCCAGAATGATGGCTTTATCTAATTTTGATGAGTCCGATCCAATTTTGGAGTTTGCATCACAACTACGTAAATCTAATGACCCAGATAATATGGCATTAGCAAAGAAACTTTATCCTAAAATGAGAACATTTGCACCTGTAATTGTTCGTGGTGAAGAGGACAAAGGTGTTCGTTTTTGGGAATTTGGTAAAACAGTTTATCAAGAACTTCTTGGAGTTATGATGGATGAAGATTATGGTGACATTACTGATATTAGTAATGGTAGAGATATTACAATTGAAGTAATCCCATCATCTGAAACTGGAAAAATGTACGACACAACCACAGTTCGTGTTAAACCAGTTCAAACACCTCTTTCAACTAATGCTGAAACTGCTGAATCATTCTTGGAAAATCAACAAAATATTACTGATTTATTTACCAAGTTTACGTTTGAAGAAATGAAAGAATCACTTCAAAAATATCTTCAACCAAGCGAAGAAGAAGAAACAGTAGAGGCAACAACTCCTTCAAAAGAAAAAGTTGACCTCGATTCTAAAATAGACGATCTATTCGGTTAATATGGCAAAGAAATCCAACAATACATCCCTAGACGGGGGAAGTCTTACTGAAGAATTAGCAGTATCGCTAAACAAAAAATTCAGTAAAGAATATAGTCAAGTTGCTTACTTTCTCAACGGAGGGGAAGAATCGCCAACAGATGTTACATCGTGGGTATCTACCGGATGCACACCTTTGGATCTAGCGATCTCTAACAGACCAAATGGGGGTTTGCCTGTTAGTAAAATTGTTGAGATTACGGGCCTAGAGCAAAGCGGTAAATCCCTCCTTGCCGCTCACGTTATAGCTTCTACTCAAAAACAAGATGGTGTCGCAATTTATATAGACACTGAATCAGCTCTTGATGCTCAATTTTTAACTGCCATAGGGGTTGATGTTGATAAAATGCTTTACATCCCACTTGATACAATTGAAGATGTATTTGAAGCAATGGAAGACATCATTGTTAAAATTCGTGAAAAGCAAAAAGATAAATTAGTTACAATTGTTGTTGATAGTGTTGCCGCAGCAACTACTAAAATTGAGTCAGCAGCCGACTATGATAAAGATGGTTACGCTACAGCGAAAGCAATCATTATGTCCAAATCAATGCGTAAAATTACAAACCTCATTGGTAAGCAAAAAATATTGTGTGTATTCACAAATCAGCTCCGCCAAAAACTGAATGCTATGCCTTTCGGCGATCAATATACGACTTCAGGAGGTAAAGCGCTACAGTTCCATGCTTCAGTTCGTTTGCGACTCAAAGGAGTAGGCAAAATTAAAGAAAAAGTTAATGGGATAGAGACAGTAGTCGGTCAAGAAGTAGAATGTGAAGTAGTAAAAAACCGCTTAGGCCCACCTAACCGAAAAGTCCGTTATAACGTCTTTTACGATTCTGGAATTGATGATATTTATGGTACTTTAAAGTTACTTAAAGAATATAAAATCGTAACCCAAGGGGGTGCTTGGTACAAGTATACCACTGCCGATGGAGAAACACACCAATTTTTAGCCAAAGAATTTGGAGACCTCCTCGAAAGTCACCCGACGGCTAAAGATGAACTATATGAAGCCCTTTGTGACAAATACATTATGAAATATCGTCACGAAAAAGAAGATGGCTTAGATCGTGACCCTGAAGATATAGTTACTGACGGTTTTGAAGATGAATAAATTTGAAAATATCTTAAATAACATAAATCCAGAAGAGAAGCACCCCAATGACAGGGTGCTTCTTATTGACGGACTAAACATATTCCTGAGAGCCTTTGCCGTAAATGGTTCACTTAATGAAAAAGGTGTCCCTGTAGGTGGTATAATGGGATTTATGAAATCGTTAGCATTTGCTATACGTGAAATGGAACCCACTAGGGTCATAGTCACTTATGACGGTGCAGGTGGTAGTGCTCGAAGGAGAAAAATTAACCCAAATTACAAATCACAACGTGTTCCTAAACGTGTAACTAAATTTGATGCTTTTAATTCGCTTGAAGATGAAAAACAAGCAATGAAAATTCAATTTAGACGTTTAATTAGTTATCTTGAATTACTTCCAATAGATGTTTATAGTATAGATTATGTTGAAGCAGACGATGTAATTGCTTATCTTGCTCAAAATATATTTAAAAATGAAGTAATCATTATGTCTGCTGACCAAGATTTTTTACAATTAGTAGATGACAGAATTGTTGTTTGGTCACCTAACAAAAAGAAATACTATACAAAAGAACAGATATTCACAGAATATGGAGTACCTGCTTATAATTTTTTAATGTATAAGTGTTTAATGGGTGATAAATCAGATAACTTAGAAGGTATTAAAGGTTTAGGACCTAAAAAAATTGCTAAAATAATTCCAGATATTATTGGCAATGAAATAGATCTTAATTATCTTATACAATATTCTTCAACACAGGATAGCTTAATGCATAAACGAATTGTTGAAAGTAAAGAAAATTTAGAAACAAACGAAAAAATGATGTCACTTAAAGATCCTATTATGTCAGGGCAAATAAAAAATCAAATAAGTGATTTATCTTCTCGCCCAATAAATTTATTACATCGAAACGATTTTATTATGCTTTATAATGAAGATTATATGGGAAATAATCTTCAAAACCCAGATATCTGGTTAAAAGAACATTTCCTAAAATTAAATAATCTTGCAAAATTAACACATGAGTAAATTAGAACAATACGGACATAATTTTCAGGTTAAAGTATTATCTACACTTATTAAAGATAAAGAATTTTTACAACAAGTAGCAGATATTGTTTCGCCTGATTTTTTCGACAATGAAGCCAACAAATGGATTATAGGTAAAACTCTAGAATATTTTAATAATTTTAGAACTACTCCTACAATGGAAGTATTTAAAGTTGAAGTTGATAAAGTAAAAAATGAAATCCATCAAGTCGCTATCAAAGAACAACTTAAAGAAACATTTCGTTCTACTAAATCACCTGATTTAGAATTTGTTAAACAAACTTTTCTTGATTTTTGCCGAAACCAAACACTTAAATCAGCTTTACTTTCATCAGTTGATTTACTTGAAATAGGAAATTACGAAGATATTCGTAGATTGATTGATAATGCACTTAAAGCAGGTGTAGAAAAAAATCTTGGTCACGATTATATTGACGAAATTGAAGAACGATATAAAGAAGAAGCAAGAAATACAATTGAAACTCCTTGGAAAGAAATTAACCAATTATTAAGTGGAGGACTTGGTACTGGTGATTTAGGTCTATTTGTTGGTAACCCAGGTGGTGGTAAATCATGGGCGCTTGTTGCTTTAGGAGGTCACGCTGTTAAACTTGGTTATACAGTTTTGCATTATACTCTGGAACTTTCCGATGTTTATGTTGGACAGAGATATGACGCTTTCTTTACAGAAATTCCTGTTAACGAGATTAAAATCCATAAATCTACTGTTAAAGAAGAATTAGGAAACTTAAGAGGAAAATTGTATATTAAGCAATATCCCGCGGGTAAAGCCAACGTAAACACGATATTAGCGCATGTCGATAAGTGCCGCGGTCAAGGTATTGAACCTGACCTTATCGTGTTAGATTACGCGGATCTTTTATATACTAGAAACGGAAAAGAAAAACGAGATAAATTAGATGATATATATACTTCATTAAGAGGTTTAGCCACTGAATTAAAAATTCCTATATGGACCGCATCTCAAAGTAATAGATCAGCTGCAAGAGATAGTATTATTCAAGGTGACCAAATTGCAGAAAGTTATTCTAAAATTATGATCTCAGATTTTGCAATTTCATTATCAAGAAGAACCGAAGATAAAGAAAATGGCACGGGTAGATTTCATATTATGAAAAATAGATACGGAGCTGATGGATTAACATTTGATGCGCTTATGGATACATCTACTGGAAAAATTAATTTTACTAGTCGTATACATAATGAAGGAAACCAAAGCCCAGATGGGGCCGGATTTACAGGAAATGAGAGAAGAAATCTCCAAAGGGCAGCGGAAAATATTTTTAATTTTTAACAATATATACTGTATTTATCACTACACTAATCACAAATTTTAAAGTAAAATGGCAAAGAAAAACCTTAAAGAGGAACGAATTATATACAAGCCTTTTGAATATCAAGAGGCTTTTGATTATTGGTTAAAACAACAACAGGCACACTGGTTACACACTGAA